TCCGCACCGCAGCTCTCTCGAAAGAGACCTTCATTGAAGGATTTGTCTGAATTGATGGTGAACCCAAAAGCGGGTAGCCAACTTTCCAGATGTCTTGCTGTGGCCGCATCACAGATTATGTCATCACCGTAAACGGTGACGGGGATCGAACGATCCCCACCTGTGATGTCTCTGCACGTTTCTACTATAGCCCAAAATATCAGGGTTTCTAGCTCGAACGTGTACCCATTACCCATGCTAGAGAACTTTCGGTTCTCATGCACTTTCCCGTTTGGCAAAACCGTGTATGGCGAGCGAAGCTCATCCAACCGGTCAAACCACTCGGGGGGTAATAACTCATGTACTAATTTCCATGAGATGGTGTCAGAGGCGGAACTTAAGTCGACAGTCGCAAGATCATCGCCGTGAGGCGTAGATCCAACTTGTGCCCTGGCGGATTGAACAGGCTGCAAAGCCTTTAGGTCCAACCCTATCCTTCTCTTGAGGCAAGCACGAATTTCTGTGCCGTATGCCTTTTGAAGCGGGATATTCCAGTGAGGCTCAATGCATATTGCTCGATCGGTCTTGGCAGTTTTAGCCACGAACGTGAGACGGTTAGCATTGATGAACTCAAACTTAACGGGGTGTAGCAGCGAGAAGGGACCATCAGGCGAAAAGCCATTTTGGATACCCAGTAAGCGTGGTTCGGACTTAAGTAATTTCCAAACCTGCTTATACGCTGCAGGACTGCACTGTATCGGACTGTTCAACTTGTCAGGTACTGACACGTTGAGACCCTTACAGGCGCTTGTCGCACCCGGGCCGAACGCCCACTTCAACTCTTCAACTTCAGGAGGTCTTATACCCAAAACGAAAGATATTTTCCTACGAACGCTTGACAGAATGTCAGCATCGCAGTCCCTTTGGAGGGAATCTATGTTCTTGATCAAGTTCCTATTGGTCTTAGAGCAGGTTCGCTCAGCCTCGATGAATTTCCCAAGTGCACTCCTCTCGCGGTCAAATGTTGTGTTCAAATCAATGAACTTTCTCAACAAATTAGTCGCTTGAAGGTCACGGGATAACTCATCAAT